TATAAAGTTGTGTGTATATACTGTTCTTCTTGATCTTTTTACTGTTATATTTAATCTACCTGTATACCCTAAAGTAATTGCCATACGTCTTAGCATTAATAATGAATAACCAAGTTTAACACCCTCATTGTTCTTAGGTATAATCTCACTTAGTGTCACATAGGACTCAAAGACATTCCCTTGTACACTATCGTCAGCTAATTCATCATGACCTAAAGGTACCATTAATGTTATACCATCAGACTCATACTTAGGAACTATTACACCATCTATGTACACTACTGAAGTACCATCAGGATACATATTACCTAATGGAAATTGAGGAAAATTAATAGGATCATTAATGGATCTAGACACGATCTTACCAAAACGCTTATCAACAATCAGTGTGTCTGATAATAAATCTGCTAAAGTCTCATCAGTAGTATAATAATCTAAGTATGGTAAGTAACCTATCTGAGTTTCTGTATCTTCAGTTATCTCAGCTGGATTAAGTGATAGTGACCCATATATTGTTTGAGTATTTGCTGTGTCCTCGAATACAATCTTAAGATCATCACCAGTAGAATATATATATTTTATATCATACTTAAATGTCCACTTGTGCCATGCATTCTGTAATACTGTACCTTCACTTACGTAAGTATTTTGTACATATAAAGTCTTAGTATCAGCATCAGTTCTAGCAAGGTATATATCATTAAAGAATACACTCTGTATTATAGAACCTCTTATATACTTCTCACAATGTTTAGTGACAGCATTATCTGTAAAACCTACACCTGTCTCTATATCTGGTGCAAAGGCTTTAACGGTTGAAAAACTACCTGACTTAATAGGAAAATACATAGATCTTCTAATTGGTACAGGTACATTATTACCTAAATCAAATGAAGAAATCTGAGCAAATATAGCTCTTGATATGTCAAGATTCTGTGGCATTGCGAGTCTACTCTGTGTCAACCCTGTGTTAATTATAATACTATTATCTAGTATAAATATATTATCAATAGACCTATAACCTAGCTTACTAGAATCTAGTTCTAAATCTACAACATCACTAATTAATGAAACCGCTGTACTTGTTCTGTATAATGTATAATGCTCATCAATAGCACTGAATACTAAAGTACTTTCAGTAGCAAATCCTAAACGTGAATTATATATAATCATATATTTTATCTTACTACCTACTAATGTTGGGGGTGGATTACTGACGTTATCACCTGACAACGGTGCAAGAAAGTCTGAATGATCTACTGTTATTGTCGTTACAGTATCTTTAAATATTGTAGCTGGCATAGTCTCATTGTTTAAAGTTGTAACATAACCATCACTCTCTTCAACCCATGCCTCATATTCAGCTGAGTATCTTAGATAGTAAGTTGTTAAATCTTCATTAACACTGGGGTTAACTCTAACTAAAAAGTTAGCTGTACCTACTGGATCTAAACCATCTGATACACCTATAGCTATTTTAGATGGTAGTATTGATGGATCTATAATAGTCTTATCATTACCTAGTTCAGCTTCTTTTATAGTGTATAAGTATGTACCGTAATCACATTCAACTGTGAAGTTATCTAAACCAGAATTTCTTACTATAAGAGTATTATTTTCTTGATGAAAAGATGTACCAGCAGTTAAAGTTGTTGCTAATTTTGAAGTTGATACTGACAGTACTGTGCCACCTGTTATTGTACCATTAACTAAACCATCTATTATAGTAGCTGGTGTATCTGCACTACCTGCTTTATAATGTGCTACTGCTGTAGCATTACCATTACGAAACACTTTATAGGTAGCTAATGACTGAGCATTAGTTACCCAAATTAAACCTCTTTGAAATGCAGTAGTACTAGCAACTGGTGCAGTATTAAGTGCAACCTCTACACCCCTATTAAGTACAATGACGCTATCACTAGTCTCTACAATAGATATATCATTTTTATCTGTATGTGTTAGGTATGTTTTAACACTAGCTGGTTGAGTGATAGTCGTAGTATCTGCAAAGTTTTCATCAAATCTATATACTGTACCATCAGGTTTAACACCTAGTGCCACAGCTTGTTCATTAATTGTTACATTGAACATAGCGTGTTCCTCAGCATACACTCTGGAACCGTCTTGTACAACGATGTCATCAAGTGCTACTGGGCTACGTCTTGTTAATACACCTGAGATATCAGGTATCATATTAACTTGTTCTTCAACTTGGTTATCTAAACGAACACTAGGTGCCTGTTGTGATACACCATTAATAAGGCTACGTATTACTCTACTTATTAAGCTCATACTTACCTCCTATTTTTAAATGCTATGTTGCTCGAACGAACATTCTTTAGCATGTTTAAATCCCTATTGTCTATATCTTCTTTTTGTAGTAATAATTCTTTAGCTCCAATATCACCTATTATAGTCTGAGCAGTTTCTTGTGAACCAAAGTATTCAGAGTTGAATCTAAGGCTTGCATATGCGACCACCATTTGTCTAAAGGATTGTGGTAATAAATCCCACTCTAATTCTGTCACTATATTAACATATATACTATCATCAATTACATATGTATTTAATTTTTTATTAAATATTCTTAGACCACGTTGTACTAGATAACCATAGTCACTAGGTATATCACACCGAATAGTCTCTGATGGTAGATTTATAAAACCATCCTCATCTTTAAGTATCAGTAAATCATCTACTTCATTAAACCAGTAGCCTCTTGATTGATGTTCTTTTGATACTTCTAATATTATACGTCTTGCGACAACAGCTTGTTCATAAGTGCTGTTTATACTTGATACTGGCGCATCACCAGTTACACTTAGTACCTGATTCATTGCCTCTAATTCTGTTAACATTGCCATTTAAGTCTCCTCTGTGTTAGTTAAAAAAGGGGAAGCTATTAAGCCTCCCCCTGAACCCCATAAGGAGTTATTTATTATGCTTGTTCTACAAATCCAAAAGTAATTGCTGAACCATGGTTAAGAATACCATAACCAACAGCCATTTTACCAACCATAAGGTCAGCTAGTCTAGTTGGAATATAGTCAGTCTTAATAGATACAGAAAGTAACTCTAAGATCCCTACAGCTTCTTTAGCGAAAAGAACACCTACAGCATTCTCATCACCAGTAGTTGAAGTAACCGCTGGAAAATGTGGAGAGTAAACTACTCTTGCCCCAAGAACCATAGGTACTTTACCACTTTGTGCATACGGGTCATCTACCCAAGTCAATCCAGTCTGAGCTGAGTTGTTAAGTAGTGCAAAGTATGGTTGCGGTCTTAAGATATATACTGGATCACCAACACAATCTTTGTCTCTAAATTCAGTCATAGCTGAAGCCATCATAGCTTGAACTTCTGCACCTGTCATAGCAGCATCAAAGTCTTGAGCTGTCTGAGCGATACTAGAAAATACATCGTCAGAGAATACTTTAAGACCAGCTGTTGATGCAGCTGAAGCATCTACAATTCTACCAGCTTCAATAAGCTTAAGGATGATTGCCTCATCTACTGATTTAGATAATGCACGACCAATTGACTCAATATGAGCTGATTTAGCATTATAGTGTACCATAGCTTGATCTAGATCTGAGATCCAAGAGTGAGCTACGCTTAGGTTATCAATTAAGATAACACGCTCTGTAGACTTTACAGAGTCTAAAGAAAGCTCTGCAAGAGTCTCTTCATCTCTACTAGCTACAGAAGCTGAACCGACAACAGGAAATGCTTTAGATTTACCGTTTTCGATGCTCTCGTTTGTGATTAACTCACGAGCTACGTTTGTTGATTTAAAATACTTTAGAACATCTGTTGCTGCTTTTTGTTGGAATAGTTCTCTAGCCGTTCCAGCTCCTGCACCATTGTTCTCTCCACTTGAATTATAAGCCATTTATTGCCTCCTTGTTAGAATCCTGACATATTCCTTTTAGCCTCTACTAAGGCTGCATATTCAGGATCTTGTCTATATTTAATAGACCTTGTTTCTTCTATGTACTCATCTCTATTAGAGTACGGTCTTGTCGCATCATTCGCTGTACCACCAGCTTCAATACGCTTAGAAGGTGCAACACCATTAACACGTTGGTATCTAGCTTGTAGACCTTCAACTGCTAATTTTGCTAAACCAATATCTCCAGATTCTATTACTGCCATGTTGAATGAAGCAATTTCTGAGTCACTTAGATTGGACACTGCCCATTCTTGTAACTCTCCATAAGCTGCTTTATCACCTACTACACTAATAATCTCTGCATCATTCTTTGCGATTGCTGCTTGATGACCTTGGACAATCATATCAAAATGACTACCTAGTCCAGCTTTATCTAATGCTGCTCTTTGATCATCTGATAACCCACCATTTAAGGCGATACCTACCAGAGTATCTAAATCTTTTGAAAATTCTGCACCTGATTCCACTACTTCTGGTGCTTCTGTTTTCTGTAAACCTACTTCACTACCATTGGTACTAATACTATCGGGAGTATCTACTTGTTCAGCTGTGGGGCTTCCCTGAGTTTCTACCTGATTAGTCTCAACTGATTGCTCACTAGATTCTATACTTTCACTTTCACTACTTTGTTCTGAATTTACTTGTTCATCACTCATAATTTATTATTCCTCGTTCTGTTGTTTACTCGCTGCCTGAATTGCAGGAGAGATTGCTTGTTGTTCAAGCTGAGCCTGTTGAGCCGCTTGTTGTTCTTGCATTAATTCTTCTTGAGATTTAACTAGTTCTGCTGTACTGATATCTAAACTGTTAGCAACTCGTGCAATCATCTCTGGCATCTTAATATATGTACCAAATTCTTGCCCAAGTGTTACCTGCATTGTTTGAATAAATGTACTAATAGCATTAAACTCAGTTCCTCTACCTAACGCAGCTGAACCTGTAATAACTTCTAAATCAATAGAGTCTTTTAATGCTTCATTAATTAAACCTTTATGCTTAAGTCTACCCAAGTATAACTTGACTAATGGCTCTTGTAATACATTAGCTAGTGTTGAATAGATACCACCAAGAGATACCTCAAGTTCTTGTGAAACTCTTCTAATCTCTTCAGCTGTTACTCTTTCAGCATTACGTCTTACTGAGCTATCAAGTAGAAACATAGTACTAAGATCCATTCTCAATATCTCCATCTCTGCCTGACCTACTTGTAAGTCCATACGCTTGTCTGCTTGAAGTGTACCAACATCATCTGGATTACCCATCAGGACATCACCAGAATTAGCTGATTGTAACTTCTTAGTTGTAAGTGTAGCATTAGGTCTAACTAAGTATATAATCCTAGCTGACTCTGCTGCTGCTTCTAATACAGATTTTCTTAAACCTTCGTATGAGTTTAAGTCACCAATAAAATCTTCAACATATGATCGACCATAGTGTTCACCTCTATCAACAAAAGGTACAAATACATATGGTAAATCTTTTGGCTTATATGTACCTGAAGTACCATCAATTTTCATTTTTAAAATCTCTTGATACTCTTCATACATACCATCTTCATTTCTTTTAACTACTGTATAAACATCTAATGGCTTATCATCCTTTAAATGTTTCTCAGATATCTCTGAAGATTTTTTAACCTGTTCTTTAGTTGCATTATCTAGTTCAGAATAAACTAAACATTCTTTAATAATAAGTTCTAATACTTTTTTACTTTTACTACGTTTGATACCAAAGTTTTCCATACTAATAATCTTAGGATCTTCTTCTTTAGGTACATGCAGTAAAGCTGAACCACCAACAATACATTGTTTAAGCATATCAACTAATGAAGATCTTAACTGTGAAGTCTCCATTTCATTTACAATACTTTTCTCTAGTATCTGTAGTGCTTGATCTATCTCACCTTCACCTTTTTTCATTTCCTTTAAAGTTATAGGATTTAAACCCATCTTAAAGAAAGCTGTTGCAGGGGGGAATAAGGTAAGTATAATTTTGTTTGCCAGATTGTTAACACCACGGGCACCTAGTGATTGATAAGGATTCGCATAGCTATTACCATCACTCTCACTGTCATAACTGCCAGTGTATAATTGTGGTATAGTTAATTTTGATGCGTCCTCTGCCCTTGTAAGATAGTTGGATCTAGCTTTAACTAGTTTATCATATCTCTTTTTAGCATCCATTTATACTTGTAGTCCAGTGTCACCAGTAGACAATCCCATGCCTGATGATACTTTTGAACCTTTTTTCTTTTTACGCTTACCACCTAAGATAATATTAGAACCTTCACTGGCTTCAGTGTTTGCTGCTTTAGTTTTAAGCTGAGCTTCTCTCTCCCTAGATTGTCTTTGTGTAGCCGCTGCTGCATCTCTAGCTGCTTGCTGATCTGCATGTTGTGTCTCAAGTTTCTGCTTAACATTTGGATCTAAATGTATACCTTCCCTCTCCCACCTAGCCACCTCAGAAAACATATCATCAGCAGCATCAATAGCTGCACCAACAGTTCCTATACCTGTAATATTACCTGTAGCATCATCTACTTGCTCTACACCTTTTTTAATTGTAGAACCTGTATCTTGATAAGCCTTCTCTACAGTTTTTACTAAGTCCTTTACTGGATTACTTGATCCACCCATACTCTCCTCCTTATTGTTTAACTAACATAAGACTAGGCTTTGGTCGCCGCAACTTACGTGCTGACTCTTCCATCTCACCTATAATCTTAATACATTCATCATAAGACATGGCTTTACTAAACCCTGAACCATCAATAAGTATTTTAAACTTCTCAACTTCAGGTTTATTTGCCACATCTCTCCTAACTCTTTTGTTCTTTGGTGGCTCCTTTATTACGTCCTTGCCATACTTACGTTCATTCTTACTTGTTTTTGTCATTTAATTTTTCCTTGAATTTTAGATCAAAGCATTCCTGACAATAATCCTTATCATCTTTAGTCTTACATCTAGTTTGACCATATGAAGAAAGGTAACACAATAGCATTACCTCTTTCTTACATTTACTACATTTAAACGGCATAATATATCCTTAGTTTATTCTAAACATTCTTGTGCTTTACTGAAACCTTTAACGTCTGATGCACACTCTAGTTTATTCTCAATAGTTTCAATAGACTCTTCGAGGTCTTCAATTCTCTCATTGATTTCTAATATATTACCACCACCAGATTCCACTAGTTCTTCAAACTCTTCACGTAGGCTATCTTCTAAACCTTCAAGTTCTTGGAGTAGTTCATCCCTGTACTCCACTAGTTCTTCTGCTAAATTCATAACGTCTTCTCTAACATAATCAACTTGATCTAGAAGACCACCAATCATTGAGTATAGTTGTGATTTTAGTTCAGCAAGTTCTTCTCTAAGTTCTTCAATGTTATTAGCATTTTCTTCAATAGCATCTTGATCATTTTCTGCATCTTGACCGTCAGACCCATCTTCAACACCTAGTAAGGCTCTACCGATCTTACGTGGTGCCTGTCCGATACTCTCAACAGTATCACCAAGCATATCTGGTACACCATGTAGCCCATCGAGTATCTGATTCTTAGCCTCATTAGCATCTGTAATAAGCCTATCAGCTGTTCTATCAGCTTCTTCAAAAGAATCTCTAATAGCTTTCTCACTTGTCTTAACAGTATCACTAATAGCTTTACCTAAAGACTCACGCATGTTTGTAATCACTTCTTTCTTACCACAAGATACTAATACCAGTAGTGTAATCATTAATAAAATTCTCATAAGTCTCCTGATTGTTTAGCTATGCGTCTTGCCTTAGCCTTTTGTGCTGTTTCTAATTTTTTATTTTTCTTAATTGTTGCTAACTCTTCAATATATTCTGAAGTCCATTCGTCTAATAATTCACAACCTACATTCATTATATTGAATGGGTTATACGTCTTATTAAAATTAGCAAGTTCTACATAATCTGTTTGGTGTAATATACGAGCTTGACCAATTTGCTTTAATAGCTCCTCTTTAGCTTCTGCTTTGTACACCATGTAATATCTTACATAACACTGCTGTAGCATCTCTAGTTCATT